CGCCACCACCAGCTCCCACATTAAATGTAATTGAATCTATAGATGTTGCTCCTATACTTACAAATGTACCAGCAAATGGATCTGAATTTGGGAAACTTGTCTTAGATATTGCACGAGGATATGGATGATTGCTAGAAAAACCATCTTTTGAGCACTTAAATACTAATCCACCTGTATCAATACCAACTGTATCACTTGTGGTAAATGTATGATTTGGTATGACTAATGTGAGGAGTCCACTATGAGATTCATAAATCGCATCAGTTGCAGTAAATGCATCACCGTTATATACACCTTTTCTTATGGAACCTATACCAGAACTTACAAATTTATGTTCGTACGCAATATCAGTAACACCTATTGCAACGGTTCCACCTCGATAACCAGAACCAAATGTTAAGTCTTCATAGAATTCATATGCATGACCTCCACCTTGATAAGTATGTGGTATTGTGCTGGCACCTGCTCTTACCTCAAAACTTCTTTCAGAAACTATACCGACAACAAATAGTGGTCTTTCGTGGTCTTGGAAGATAGTTGTTGTAACTCCAACATATCCACCACCACCGATTGTTTTTACTGAATCAGCAGCAGCAGAATTAAATACATGTGTATACTGGTCACTTGGAGCAGACGCACCAACATTAACTCTAAAGGTATTTGTAGTTCTATTTGTTACTGTTAGGTATTTGTTTGCAGCAGGGTCAGTTGCACGAGGATAACAATGAACTGTTGTGTAACTATCTTTGTCACACATAAAGCAAATTGAACCAGTATCAAGAATAACAGCATCACCAACAACTAATCCGTGATTTGGAATAGTTAATACTAATACACCAGTTGCAGGATTATATGTGGCATTAGTTGGAGTTCCAACCACTGTTTTTGGACATACAAATTCTAATCCCTTCAATTTAACTGAAGTAGGTCTGTCTAATGCAAATCCGTGAACATCATTCGTTGTAACTGTTATAATTCCACTTAGATTGTCATATACAGCGGTCTGAATACCTAGATTGAATCCAGAAGATGTTCCAATACCAACAATTCCTGTCAACTGACCAGATGCATTTTTCTCTGGTCTTACTTTTGCACCAACTAATGGAGCATATCCTAAACCTTCAGTTGAACCAAGAGAAACTATTAAACCACCTCTAGGTATCTGGTTTTGATTAATATCATCAGGAGATACAATAAATTGACCATTTTCTGATGTAATTCCAGTAAATCTAATTGATGAAATTCCTGATGTGGTATCTGCTATTATTTCATAATTATTACCAGCACTATTGGAAGTAAATGGTTTTTGGTATACCCCATTAATAAACACAACTCCATTTCCAATTTCAATACCAGCTGAAGTATTGGCACCACCAACTTTTAAGGTATAATTTGTTGTGAGACCTGTGAAGTTATCTGATATATCATCAAATAACATATTTGTTGTATAATCCTGTCTTGTAAAGGTTCTTCCACTAAAATCTGCTTTTACGAAAGGTAATTCAGTGTTAGTTTTTCTAGAACGAGTATTTCCTTTTGGAGGATCAATAAAATGTACTGTACTATCAATAATGTTGAATGAACCTCTATGAACTCTGACAATATCACCGCTATTATGTGGTGTAGCACCAATACCTAACGCTCCTCTCTGAACTCTAACTGTTGGAACTGTTGATAACCCTTCAGATATGTTTAATTGATCATCTATCTTTCCACTTCCATCTGATGTACTTGAGAATCCTACCTCAATAATCTTCATAAATTCATCATTTATCTTTAATACATCAAACGTTGATATAGAACCGATACCACTTAATGAAAACTGAGTAGTTGCTGCTCCGATATTAACAGATAAAGTATGAGTTAGTGATGTAAAAGTGACTGGTTGCTGTACAACACCATCTAAACCAATAATA